TGCTGCAATTCCAGCGACTGTCGTGACATTTCCAGATATGCCAGCGACTGTTGTGACATTTGCTGACACTCCGGCAACGGTGGTGACATTTGCGGATATGCCCGCGACTGTAGTGACATTGCCTGAGATTCCAGCAACTGTGCTGACATCTGCAATGTCTGCAGCAACGGCGCTGACATCGGCAATGTCTGTTGCGACTGTAGTGACATCTGCAATATCTCCTGCAACTGTGTTGACATCGGCAATATCTGTTGCAACTGTGTTGACATTGGCAATCGATCCGCCAACTGCATTCACATTAGCAATTGATCCTGCCACCGTGCCAATGGTGTTAGAGCCGCCAAGGTTTGTGGCAACGGTAGATACGTTGGCAATGTTTGTCCCGACGGCATTGACGTTTGCTATGCTCCCCGCAACCGTGTCAATCTCAGAAGTTGCCTCATTGAGGTCGTCAGCGACCGTTATGATGTCAGCTAAGTTGTTGTATACAGTAACCAGGTATCCGTCCGGCGACGCGCCTGGGGCCGGGTTGGCAACGTCATTGACGGAACCGAGGTCATAAGACCATCCAGTACCGGCCAGGTCATCGCCAATAACACCAATCTCTGTAAACTTTGCAGCAAGAGTTGAGATGTCACTTCCAATTGAATTTAGATCCTCAATGTCTTGCTTAATGTCATCTATTTCTTCAATTGCCGACGCAATTCCGGAGACCTGAATAATTTGAGATACGATTTGAGAAATCTGATTTATATTTGTTACGCTGTTGACTGTCTCAGGATTTCCGTCCGCATCAAATGACAACACCTTGTTGGCCCTGGTGGTCGCACCCGGCAGAACCATATCGATGGTCGTTGGGTCTGTTTGCGGAGCTCGAATAGACCTTTCAATTGCTTCGGCATTTTGCTGGTCAAAAATAGTTAAGCTATCGAGCTCTTGGTTCAGCACGTTGGCAAACAGATCTCCACCAGTTGTGAAGTCTGTAATACGCTCCACGGTTCGGTTTCCAACAATTGTTATGGTCGCTCCGGAGGGGGCGCTGACAAGGGTTATCGACCCGGTTCCATTTGCATTTATTGCTACGGTGTAGTTTGTGGTAAGGGCCAGCAATGTGCTGCCGTCATATACCGCGACGTCGTCCTGATCAAGAATCTCAAAAGTAAACGCATACGGGCCTGTGCCTGATGCGGCAAAGACCACGCGGCGCGATACATTAGAGATTAGAATGGACATTTATCATTTGCTCCTATTGGGAATTTTATTGGGTCATCGGTCTTTATAGAAGAGGCCAAACGCATTTCTCTTGGCTCTTTGCTCGGCCATCCGAGCCCGGATGTCTGGATCCTCGGCCACTAGCAGCTCGCGGGCCTTGCCCATTAGATCCTCATGCTTCTTTTTGATGAGGGTTTGCTGGACGTCTAGCGATGCCTCGCCAAACCCAGGGGCGGTAGCCACCTCAAAAAGAATCTGCTTGGCGTTCAGCTGCTTGCCATAGATTGTGAGCAGCCTGTTGTATTGGTCGGCATTAAGCTCCACGCCCTCAACCTTGCGGGCAGGCATCCCGATCGGAGAGCCTAGGCGAACAAGGACGTCATCGGTAGGGCTAAATTGCCCAGGCGACACGCGGGTTGGTAATACCATTTCAAGGGCGCTGCCTTGGCCCTGAATGATCGTGTCACCCCAAAGGTTCAATCGTTCCGGTAGGGAATTAGACAATCCGGGAACTCTGGCCATATACCTCTTTAAACCCTCATAGAAGCCCTTGACGCCCATCGGTAGGTCTTGACCCTTGACCGATGTGTCTGATGCCTCTGGCGCCATAAATCGCTCGATTCCGGCCACGGCTGAGTTATAGGCGCCGGCAGGGGATCCACCGATGCCAAAGCTCGTTCCCTGTTTGACGATCGCGTTGACCACATCCACCACGGTCTTGTTGGCATTGGGCAGCGTGCCACCCAAAGCCGATGCGATATCTGCGATACCGGTGAGCCAGGGCTGCTCGCTCATGTAGTGATACATCCCATAGAGCGCACCCATGAAGACTTCTTCGGTCTTGCCGGCGTCGTCCTCATAGCGGGCGTATTCGGCATAATCCGCGGCCATGGCCAGGAATGCCGAGATCGGCTCCATGCCGTTGAAGCTCACATAAATCTTGTCGTCAGAGATCGACACCCGGCCGATAGAATTGAGCCGCTCGATCTGGTCGCCAAACATATCCTTGGGCAGCACCAGAGAATAGGGCTGCCAGCCACCGCGCATTAGCGCCTCACGGTCAGCCTTACGCGCAGGCCCGCGGCCGGTTAGATAACCCTCGCCAGAGAAGCCGGCGAAAGTTGCCAGCAGGGCAGAGCCCATGGTTACCTTGGCAAGCGCCAGGTCACGGTCAGGCCCACCCTTGGCTAAGTCATCACGGAACCGAGAAGAGATCGGTGCAAACGGCGTGCGCTCAATTACCTCGAGTGCAATGTTTGCAGGCGTCCTAAAGAACGGCACGATCATTTTGGCGATTGGATGCTGAAAGCTACCCTCAAGGTTCTTGAGAGCTGGCGGCAGATCCATGGTGAATGTGCCTTTGCGGGCGTAATTCATTGCCTGCTCATCCAGGTCTGCCGGCGGGTTTTTGTAAATACTATCGAGCTCGGTCTCTGCCCTGGCCGCAGCTGTGGCCTCATCGGCTCCACCCTCGATGGCATCGCGGTAGACAGACTTTGAGCGGCGCAGCGCGAGGCGATTAAATGCGGTGCGGTAAAACCAGCCCTTAAAAAATTCATCCTCGGTCATCAGCGCCCGGCCAGGCAAGGTGATCACCTTGCCATACAGATCCACACCCTTGGCCAGCCAGGTGTCGGGCTCCATGCCAAGCGCAGCTGCAGAGATGTCTGGCTGGTCACCTGTGCGCTTGAGCTCAAGCTTGCTCATTGGATCGGTCGGCGCATTTTGCGACCAGCTGCGGCGAGCTAGGGTTAAGCCTTCGCTTACACTCAGGCGCAGCGATTGCAATTCGGTCAGTACCTCATCAAACTCCACCTTCTCTTTGGCAGAGCCAGGTACTAAGGCACGCCAGCTGCGCACGCCATCCGGCAGCACGTTTGAATAGAAGGATGCAATCATGCGCTCAGGGATTTGATACGCACCAAAGAGCGTGTTGCCAATGATGTTCTTGGCGTGCGTGGTTGGCAGCGATAGTAGGCCATTGATGTAGGTTGTAAACCAGACATCCTTGGCCGTGGACATCATCGATTTTTCCACCAGCTTGTTGCGATCCGCTGCGTTGTCTAGCGTCATATAGGCACGCGCCAGATCCTGCAGCGATGCGGCGCCACCGGTCTGATCCAGCGTCTGCCGGATTACATCAACGCTACCTTCACGCGGAATGCGCATCACAGCCAATGCTCGGGCGGTTTCAGTCTGCACACCCTTCACAGCCTTTTGCACCAGGCCATGGAACGTGATCTGCTGGCGCAGCTGCAGCATCTGAGCCTCGCTTGCCTGGCCAGAGTTGACCAGGCTAAATAGGCGGCCCAGCTCATCAGCTGAAGATTCGAGCACCTGGAATGCGCGATAGGTGTCTACAGCTGACGGCAGCATCTTTCCGTTGGAATCCAACAGGCGGTTGAGGAACACCTCATCAACGCCCAGGTCGGTTGCTTTTTGCTTGATTTCTTCAAAAGTTACTTTCTTGGTCTGAATACCTAGCGCATCGCCAACGCCACCAATAATTGCAGCGACGTTGTCGTTTTGCATATTGGTCAGATTAAATGCTTCCTCGGGCGGCTTGCCATCGAGCTTGCCGGTTGCCACACGGTTTTCGATTGCAGCCCCTACCTTATCGACCGTGTCTTGCGGCGCCTCGGGAATGATGCGTGTCTTGCTCTTCTCGACCACCGTGCCGCCGGCTTCATCGGTAATCGTGGTTGTGGTTACCGACTTAACCTTGGGCAGACCGTCAGGGCCGACCTCGTTGGTCACAATTGGGCGCTGCGTTGCCTCGGGCTTTGCCTTCAGAGCTGCAGCTGCGTCTTCAGTCTTTTGCTTGATCACACCGCGCAACCTGGCGCCAACCCCTGTTAGGCCGGCCAGCTGTACGTTGTCGTCCATCGCCGGTGCGCCAGGCTCACCAGCTGCTTCGGTAATCGATGAATTGTCTTCGGGGAAGATTGGCTCGGGCAGGTCTGCCGGTGCCGGTGCTACATCAGGAAGGATTGTTTCGAGACGCTGCTCGAGCGGTTTTATGGCCATTACTCAGCTCCCATTGCGGGAGCCGCCTGGCCCCCAATTACGCTTGTCGAATTTCCGGCGGCAGACTTGTTTCGTCTAGATCTTTCGGCACTCCGTCCGGATAAGCTAGACCCAGATAATTGTCCCTGGTCAACGGCATTTTCGCTTTGGCCAGCAGCTCCACCACGAAGTCCTGCTGATTCCCATTCTGGGGCGTTGATTCCACCTGCTGTTCTGATAACTTCATTTCTCGCCTCTTCAAGAGATATCTTTCCCTTTCGATATTCTACCCAAATGTTATCAATTAGTTGAGAATTTTTTTCAGTTTTCCAGCGGTCTGGAAACAACCCACGAACAGCTTCCCAGGTAATGGATTGCATTTCACGCGGAAGCACTCCGCGATCTGCAGCTGCTCGGCGATATGCCTCTGCGTATAGCCCATAAGTTCCTTGAGCTCCAGAGACAGAGCTGTTAACCGGGCCGCGTTCGCCTTTTATGTTGCTTCCGAAATTGTGCGCCACCTCTCTGCTGTTTCCAGATAATGGTCGCAAAAGGCCAGCGGCAACCGCGTGGGTGTCGATCGTTACATGACCGGCTTGGTCGTTTGGCGCATAAATGTTGTTGTAGAAATTGCGCACCTTATGTTGTTGGCCAAGCATTAAGCTGATGTTTTCCAAAGATGGGTTCTCGAGAATGGCAACAGCTTTACCAATTTCATTTAAAGACCCCCATCCGGTGCCAAACGGCGTGCCATCCATCTTCAAGCGCACGCCGGCAAAGGTTCCTTCTGGTGTCACAATCTGATGAGCGCGGTCATTAAATGTTTCGTCATAGGTGCGCAACCACAACGCTTTTTCGGCAGGAGATGTCAACTCATTGTAGGATTTTCCCCGAACCAGATTTAAAACTGGCGCGTATTTTTCCTTTGCCCAAATGCGGCCGGCGGTCTGCTCCATTGCATCGTCCCAGCCCGAACTGCCTTTGTTGAGCGCAATGTCCAGCACGCGATTGCCAAGCGACACATTCATAAACCAATCTTTTTGCGGGGATAGCACGGCAAGCACCCCAGAGATTGCCTGGTCAGGCTGACTAAATTCGTTACCCCATTGGTCAACGATATTGCGTGCTCCGTCATACCAAAGCCGGGAACGGTTTCGAGTTTGGTCTGGAACCTGGTCATATAGCCAGAGCAAATTGTCTTTGACCTGACCAATAAAATCTTCTGCGGCCTGGTCTGTGTTGGCAGCGTTAGATACAAAGTTTGGATACTCGCGAATTAGGTTTATGTTTTCTGTAAAAGCGTTTGGATCTGCTTTCATAGTTGGCAAATCAATTACTAACTTGTTGGCAATTGGGTCTTCTGTTGCTTTTTTCGCTGTTGGAAGCCTGGTGCTCACCACATTTGGCGCTGGAGCCCCGGTTGGAATTTGACCAACTGGTTTAATGCTTAGTCCGGAAGGTAGATCCTTGGTCGCGTTGATCGCCTGCTTGCCATACTTGATAGTGCCAGCTGCTCCGGGAATCATGCCTACCGCGCCCATGGTGCCTTCGATCGCGGCGCCAGTTATGTCGCCTTGCTGAACCAATGTTGCAGCGTTACCCAGGCTGCGGCCAGCCTCTTCCGTTTGCAGGGCGGTTCCCAGGAACGGGACAATGTCTGCTATACCCAAACCTAGCGGGCCGCCAGATGACGGGCCACCAATGATGCTCTGCGCATTCTTGCGGGCATTTGAGCGCTCCATACCTAAACCCTCAAACCCGGCCTGCAGAAATGAGGCAATGCGCTCACGCATGGTCGGATCATAGGATTTTATTTCAGGCACCGAGGCAGCCGCTGAAGTTGTTGCCTCGGCTGCAATCTGCGTTGGGCCGGCTGCTGTTTGAGTGGGTTCGGGCGGCGGTTCCTGAAAATAGGATCCAGACACACTATCCATGAAAGACTGCTCAAATTCTGAATAGGCCATTTATTGTTTTCCCTCTGCCCGCAACACCAGCTTTTTGATCTCTTCCAATTCACGCGGCTTGATCTGGCTCTTGCCTTTCTTTACCTGCTCCTCGAGATAGGGCAGGGTGCTAGATGTGATCGGCCCACCAGCGCGTTTCTCGTAAACATTCTTTAACGTATCGCGTGCGCTCTTAGCATCTTGAGTGTTGAGCTTTTCTTCCTTCTCACGCTGCAGTTCCAGCGTCCAAGCGTATTCGTCAAACGGCTTGCCAGCACCAATGGCAGCAGCCCGTGCCTGATCCCGGCGCTCCTGAATACTCATGTATTCACGGAACTCCGCGCTCTTCGGATCAATGATTGCGCCCATACCTTCAGGCAATCCAGCGACCCGCTTCTGCATCGCTTTAACTTGCGGCGATACCTTTTCGCTCATACGACGGCGCAGTTGCACCAGCGACGTTCCGGTCACACCGCGGCGGGTAGCCTCGGCCATGAGATCTGTTGAGTTCGTAATCTGGCCGTTGTCGATCATGTCCTCGATGTGGAACAGCACATTTGGGTTGGTTGTGCCATCGCCCTCGAGCAGGTTTTTAGTCTGATCAAAAGACAGCACATTAAGGTCGAGAAGCTTCTGCTGCAGGGTGCGCTTGGTGCCGCCATCTTTGGCCACCAGCCATTGCTCGTATAAATCGAGCGCTGTGTTCTTGTCTTTGATTTCCTGCTCTTTGCGAGCTCGCTCTGTGAATGTGTATTTGTTTGCATCAGCTGTCATGAATGCGGCCATAACCTTGACTCGATCTTGTGGCAGCAGCGACTGATAGGCGTCGGTCACATTGCCGGCGTCACCCATCTGCAGGCGCTTGATGGCGCTGGCGTCACCAGAAAATTTCTCGTCGGTAACAACATATTGCGTGATCGCGTTGATCTTGGCCTCGTTAATATCTTTTTCAATTTTGGCAAGATAAAGGTCAGCTGCCTGGACGCCACCCAACATCAGGGCGTTGTTCAGGAAGTTTTGCTTCATTGCGTCGGTCACTTCATTTAACGTGAACTTTTGCCCGGTCGCCGGGTTAATTTGCATCTCTGAGCTAGCGTATGCCGACACACCCGTCAGAAAATTGTTGTAGTCGCGGTCAAGCTTGGTGCGGTTGGCAATCAGTCGCTTTTTGCTCTCGAGCTCGGCAATCTTGTCGATCACCTTTGAGCCCATTGTCGCCATCGAGGCGCGATACTTGTATGACGCCTCTGGATCAATTTGAGCCAGCGATTGGCTGTATCCGTTGGTCAGGGCAACGATCTGGTCGCGCACCTGCTGGGTATCTACCTCACCGCTCTCAGCTTTCTTGAGCAGCTCCACCATCTTGTCGCGGCCCTCGATCTCGGCATGGGCAGAGACCTCCACGGCGCGAGCTTTGCGCACCGCGTTATTAAACACGTTGAGCGGGCTGCCAAGGTCGAGCTCGCTGCTGTCACCCGTGGCCATTGCTCTGAGCTGCGTGTCGGTCAGCGGATTCTCAGCTGCAAATTGCAGCCCGGCACGCTGGCTCTGATCTGCGGCCACACCAAAGACCCGCTCGCTGATGCGATCTAGCACCTGGCTAACCGTTCCTTGATAGCGAGCCTGCGCCTCTAATGCAATCTCGGGACGTTGCTGGCCAAAGCTCACACCAGGTGTGACGGCAGACGGAGCCTGCTGCACCTGGGCGCGAAATGATTGAACTTGCGGAAGCTGTGCCATGTTTTAGTCCTAAGTGAAATAGCCTTTGGTTGGCACAGTCTTGGCAAAGCCGATGACACCGTCGGTAAGCTTGGCTGTAGCCAACAGGCCGCCTTGTTTGGCTGATGTGCTGCCGGCCTGCTGCAATGTGCGGGCGTTACTGATGGCCGATTCGCGCTCATAAAATGCGTTGTCAAAACCAGCCTTCAAAATGTTGGTTGCGTCTTCCATTCCAAACACCCGCGACACCAGCGCCGACAAATCCATGAGCCCCACATCGCGATAGGTGTCCATCACGTTTTGCTGCTGCACGCCCATTGCTGATCCAGATCCGATATCGACGCCATTGGCTGCAGCTCGCGCCCGCGCAGCTGCGTTAGTCTTGCGCAGGTTTGAGAGCAGACTGTTGGCCTGCACCTTGTAGTTGAGCTGCTCGATGTCGGTTTGGAACCGGCGCCGCTCTGATTGCAGCTCGGCGTATTCAATCGCCTTATCGGCACGCAGATCGGCCATGCGCAGGGCTTCCTGAGCCTGGACGGCATAGCCAGCTTGCTGCAAATAGCCCTGAGCCTGGGCGGCATAGGCCGAGCCAATGCTCGACATAAGGCCGGCTGTGGCATTAAGGCCGGCGCTGAAAGTGGTTGCGTTGATCGTCATGGCTTATGTCCCTTGATGCACCGCGACCTTGTACTCAATACCCAACAGGGTCATCTTGAGAGGCAGGTTCTGAGTGACTTCTATTGCCGCGTCGCGTGAATACCCAAGCACGCCATCCAGGCGCTTGACGCCGGTGAACTCTGCAATTGGGTCATCAAGCAGCGGGTTGTCAAAATTCTGGAATGGCACCGGCTGGTTGTTGATGTTCAGGTGTTGGGTGTCGTCAACGATCGCGTTGACCTGCACGATGCGTTTTTTAAACGCGACGCGGGTTCCGGTCTGCAGCTGAATCTCCACCGGCATGGTCTTAACATAGACGCTGATCGGTAGGCCCACCTCATAGGATGTTGTGCTCTGACGGTCAAATGTCACCGCGCCACCGGCAGACACGGTCTCATTAGCTTGCGGCACACCGTCGCAAATTACGTTCAAGCTCTTGCCAATGTGCGGCAGGCCAGAGCCAACACCGCCGGCCGAGCTACCGACAAATGCACAGTCTGTGAAATACTCACCGCCAAAGCGCTCGACAAAATACCGGTTTGTACCGTTGAAGGTGCGCCTGGTCGCGGTGTAGATCTGCGTGACGTCCACACCAATATCTAGGAATCTGCCGTCGGTTGTGAACTCAGACGGCGCAATTACATTCTGGCCACGCAAAATTGAATACACGGCCATTGATCCGTCAGAATCGTTGATAATAAGAAGCAGATCACCCTCATCGGTCGACGTTGCCCGACGCAATGCCAGGCGCGTTGGTGTCTTGAGCAGATGGCCAGAGAGCAGCGAAATCCGCTGCGTGATATAGGTGAGCTGCGCGTCCGAAAACAGGAACTCGTTGAGTGCCTTGCCCTGGCGCTGAATAAACAGCGTGCCGCTCTCGAGCGATTCGACGCGGGTGCCAGGCTTCATGCCGTTGCGAGAGACACCCTTAAACGTGAACGCAGATGGCGTGATTGGATCCGTTCCAGTTTGCGGTACATAGAATTCACCACCGGTTGTGAACACCTGCAGATCACGGCCAGAGATCATGTCGGTAATCACGTTGAGCTGATTGGTGTCTAGCGTTGCTTCAACCGCGTCATCGTCCAAATTTTCAGATGGCTTGAAGTCATAGAAAATGTTGATCTTCGAGCCCCAGATGGTCGATGGCCGGGCCTTGCTGCCACCAAAATACAAACGCCCTTCATGGAATGTTACCGTGCGTAGCCAGCCCCGGCCCGAGCTCCACACATCCTCATACCCGGTCTCAAGCTCCCAGGCGCCGTTGGCGATCACGCTAGTGTTGAATAACGGAAACTCGATCACAGCGTCCACAGACGTGCCGCTGGTGTAGCGAATAATGCGCAGCCGGCCCTGTGGGCTGACGTTGATGTATTGATTGACGTGCGTGCTCAAAAAAACTGACGAAGACGCAGTCAACGTGATATTGCCAGACACCGCTGACGGAGTTAGCGTCGCAGAAGGGTTGCTGGTTGTGATGGTGAATGCGTACTGTGGAATTGAATCAAAGGTGATTGATGTTGCCGTCCAGCTGGCATCCGTTGCGCCGCGCACAATCTTGATGGGTTGCAGGTCAGGATGCACAACGATCAGCGTGTCAGCCGATTGCGTCCAGTTGATTGCGCTCAACATCGAGCTTGTGACCGTTGTCGTTAGGTAGTTATTGGCGCCACCGTTGATGGCTGTCACTAGCGCACCGTTCTTGACCACATACATACGTTGATGCACAAATACCAGCATATAGCTGTCGTCAACGCTAAACTCAAACGGCACCAGGCGCACACCGTTGGCAGCGCTTTCGGATCCGCTATTTGGCAGCTCAAAAATGTGTTTTGTGCCTGGCCGGCGCTTAATCCCGCCCTGTGGCTGAACCACCACGTTGGTCGCCTTGGACAGCGCGTTCTGGTATTGCTGCAGGTCAATGCGTGATCGCAACAAGGGATCGAGCTCACCCGTCGAAAAGTTGGTCTGCAGGTCAACAAACCTGGCCATTAAAACCTCACAGCAACTAGAGAAAAGTCATCAATTTGCTGCGGCGGTTGTCCGTAACTATCCATGTTGACAGCTTGCCGAAAATACCCGCCGCGGCCGTTTTCCGCTGCCGTTCCAATAGCAACATTCTGCCAATAAACAGCCTTGTCTTGCTGTTCGGTCACGGGATACGCCATGTGCCAAGCCATCATGTATTTCATTAGCTGAACAAAGTATTGCGGCATTGAATACTCAGGCGTTTGATACGGATAATCAATGTAGATTGTGGTTTCGTTGGTTAACAGTTTGTCGCCTTGAATTTCCCAATCTTTAAGTGGTCTAGCACTAGGACTATTAGTTGTATACGCCGCCCTTGGATTTCCAAGCCTATCGCCTGGCAATTGAAATTCGTATTTCCACTCTGTGGTTGGAGTAGTAATTAACCGTGCAAGCTGGGTTTTTTTGTACGCAAAGCTCCACGGGTACAGCATTAGCGTACTGTCTCTAACATTTGGGTACAGGCGGTCGGCTGTGTTGGCCTCATCTGTGCCATCGTTAAAAGATGAAATGGTTTTTGCGCCAAGCAAAATTAGCGCATCAGAACAGATTGAAATTCCGGTATCACCTGCAGCCATTTCACCCTCTCAATGTAAGAAAGGGCTGACCCCTGGATCACAGTTGTCAGCCCTCATTTGCTACCTTACCGTTTAGTCGGTGTCGGTTGCGGACAGCGTTGTGCCGTCAGCCACGTCAACGACGCCAGAGGCGTTGCTGAGAACCTGTGCCAACGTGCAGACAGCGGTTGAACCCGTCGAAGTTACGCAATAAATCAGATCGCCAACTTCGAGCGTGTTGGTTAATGCGTTGAAATAGCCGGCCGTGTTTACATCTGCTATCGAGTCGGTCGTCTTGTAAGCGAAAATTGAAGGGGCTTGGCCACGCTTAGAGGCCGCTACGGTTGCCCAACCAGTTGCTGAAAATGCCATCGTCTATCTCCTTATTCGCGGCAGGTGATCTTGACAATACCCTCGTCGTCGATTGCAACGGCGCCGGCCGAGAACATCGACGCAACTAGGAATGACGTTTTCTCAGGTATGTAGTTAACTTCGGTCTTCGGAGCAATCCCTTCGGCCATACCAACGGCATCCTTGTGGAATGCGTAGCAGGTGCGGTCGTTGCTAGCATCCTTGGGCAGGCCACCCTCGCTGCGGTCACCCAATACATGGAAGGTGAAGCCGAGGAACGTGTTGATGTCGCCTTGCACCAATGCTTTGACCGTGTTGAAGTCAGAGCTGGTAACAGCCGTTTCTGATAGCAACGAAGATAAGCTAGATGCGTGGATGATGATGTGACGGCCTTCCATTGGTACGTTACCAGCGTCGAGCTTTTGCTTGGCATCGCGCAGCTTGGCCACGTTCATGTTGGTTGTAGAGCCACCAACGCTGTTTGCCACGGTAAGCGATGTGCTCGAAGCAGAAAGCGCGTCGAGGATCAGCTGGTCTTGACGACGGCCAATAGCATTGGACACCACCTGTACCAACTCACGGCGCTCGTCAAAGTTGACTTTGGCTTGCATGAAGATATCGCTGTACTCGGCTGCAATGTAGTCAGCCAAAGTAACGGTAACTTGTCCGTAGGTTACGTTAAGTGGGGATACATCGGTCTGGGGAACGCGAATTTGCGCAACGCCCTTGCCGATCTTGGGGAACTTGTAAGTAGAGCCTTCAACACCTGAGCGAACACGGATGGCAGGACGGAGAACGGCGGATGCCTGATATGCCTGCTTAACCTCCGCGTCGAACAGGGTTACAAAGGCGGTCGATAGATTGATAGCCATTTGAAAATCCTTTCGATTGGGTTAAGAAAAATCTCTCTCGCCATCGGTAAGCCACAGACGTGGGCCGTTTGCTTGCAGTAGGGTGCCAGCCGGTTGAGCACAACCATCAAAGGGTTCCTTGCGGAATAAGCCTTCAATGTGATTCTATTAGTTAGTTGACAAAATGCAATAGATACAATTGATTTTTGTACAAAAAAAGCCCGGCGCTTGGCCGGGCTAAATCCTCGCTTGAAGGAGGGGAGGAGAAAGTAAAATTAGTTGTAACGCTGCTCATAGAGCCGCTCGACCTTTTTGCGATAGGAGGGGTCGGTCGTATACCGTGGGTCGCCCACCATCTGCTGCAGCTCGTCGTCGGTCGGGGCTCCGTCGATCGGAGCTGATTCGACAGGTATACGGCCTTCATAGGATTCGCGAATCTTCATCAGAGCTCGCAGACCGCGGGCGGTGCCGCCCATGACCTTGAACTCATCGAAGTCCTCGGCAGACCAGACGCCCTTATTAACCATACCACGCGCCCAATTGACCATGCCGTTGATCACCGCGTCAGCGTTTTTGCCTAATGATTTTTTTTCTGCAGCTGCATCGATCTCTGGCTGCTGAGTAAACTCTGAGGCCATCTGCGTCAGTTGGCCGGCGAGCTCATCGAAGGCCGCCTGGCTCACGCCATTCTTGGCTGCCCAATCCTTGAACACCGGAACCATTGGCAAGCTTTCGGCCTGGTCGCCAAAGGCTGCTAGGTCGTACTTACCTTCGGGCGGCGCCTTGTGCGCACCCTTGGAGATCATCTTGCGAAGATCCGTCCAGCTCTTAGCTATGCCTTCCAGGTCTGGTTTGTTTTCTTCCTTGTTCCAAAAGTTTTCTGGCCAAAACTCTGGCCGCTCTAATGGTTCGTCTTCGGGGATCGATTCCGTGCTGCGGTGCTCGATCGTCTTTTCTTGAGCCTGGGAATCTTCTTGGCCACCGTCCGATGCTTCCACACCGTCGAGTAGGCCAACAGATCCGCTGGGCTCGACTTGTTGCTCGTCGCTCATTTAAAGTTCCTTGCTCGTTTAATTCGGGCCTCGAGCTCCTTAACCAGCGAGCAGCGGCCTTCTAGAAAATAGCCATAGCTCGGGTCTGAGCCTGGCCCCCAACAGGGCTGCTCAACGGTCTGCTCGCGCAGCCATTTCAACAGCCTCTGTCCTTCTTCCGTGCCAAAGACTCGCAGGCACAGCAAATCTTCTTCGCGATGAGGCGGCGGCTCCAGCGATTGCTGGATCGCTTCCAGGTCTTCCCATCCGGCCATTACGCCCCCTTAGTTATGATTACTTCGTCTACTTTTGTTTCGTCGGTTTCGTTAACCGCGTGGATGCAGTACCAGACCGAGTCTGTGAGCGCTTGGACTTCGTGCTCGATGCCGGCTTTAATTTCAATGCAGGTTGGCGCTTCGTAGATTTTGGCTTTGTTACCGGCTCTAATGAGCACGCTGCCGGCGGCGAGGATACTGAGATGGGTGAAGGTGTGTGTGTGCTTCGCCAGCTGGAGACCAGCAGGGATAAAAGTTTCTTTAGCATAGAGACCATCTGCAAAGTTATGTTTGATTAAAGGTTGCATCGGGTGTGACTGCCGCCGCTTGGTTAGTCATGACGGCCTCTTGATTGCCGGCCATCGCCATCATTGCTTGGTCTTGAGCGGCCAGCTTGCGCTGCTCTTCGATCAGGAATGCACGCTCGGCAGATGTTGTGCGAACCGAAATTGGCACACCGAGCTTGTCGCCCAGGTAGTCGATCAGCTCGCCCGTCTTAACCGCCATCGCACCCTCATTACCCATAGACGCGGTGATCTGCATAAACTGCATGATCGAGTTGACCTCTTCCATGTTCTGCGCCATGGCAAGCGGTGCGACCGGTGCGACCTTAACTTCAAGGCCGTTGACCTGCAGCGGCAGGTCGATGAGGCCGCGCTCATCCATCACCTGCAGGATGCGTGCAACCAGCGGCACCATGGTCTCGTTGATCAGGCGACCAAAGGCCGAGCCCAGGTTCTGAGCCAATTCCTTCATGCGCTCGACCACTTCGGTTGCCGACCGGGCGCTCATGTTGTCTGGCGGCAGGCTCTCATCAAGCAGGATGCGCTTGATGTTCTGACGCAGGTCGTTGATCACGATCTGCGACACGTTGAAGTCTCCAGCTCTGGGTAAGGGCTTGAGCGATTCACCTTGAGGCCCACCATTGCGGGCGACCGGAATGATCACGCCTGGCGCGATCTTGACGGTATTGGGATTAAGCACACCGTCGTCAGCCGCGGTGTAGACACCAGCGATCGCTAGTGAAGCATTCTTTAATAAGAGCTCAAGTGTTTTATTGAGGGTTTTAATATCGGGCAGGGCGGTTAGTAACGGGCCGCGTCCATAGATCTCGCCGGCCACCTTCATGTAGCGGCTAATCACCCAGGGCGAGCTATTCATGCGACGGTAGACAATCTCTTCCTTGCTTGCCTTGTCGATGACGTGATAACACCAATCGCCGCGCTCTGGGTCATAGACCGTCGCCTCGAGAAGCTCAACCTCATCGGTAGGCTTGGTGTCGATGCGCTGCTTGACAGAGATTGGCAGCTCGGCATCCTTCCATTGCTGGGTGATCGACTCGCCCTTCATGCGCATCTTGCGGTAAACCTTGTCGATCTGGCCGTTAGCGCCTTCCTCGTAGCAGACCAGGAACATTGGCACCGGGATGAAATTGAGCGGCTGCACGTCGTCGCCAGGCTGCACCATCATGCAAGCCGTGCCTACAGATAGATCCAGAATAAACTCACCGACGGCGATGTCAAAGTTGGATTGCTTGAGCACGGCAAACATCTTTTCGGCGTAAACATCGAGGATGGCCTGAGCCTGAGCTTTCTTTTCGGCTGGGATGTCGGTGCCTGGCTCGAGGCGAGCCCACTTGCGCTGCGGCGGGAAAATGCCGGATTGCAGGCGATTAGCAAAACGCTGTGTCGAGTTGATCGCGGTTGAATCAAACACCCGCGCCATCTTTTTGTTGCCGACAGAGTTGCCTTCCCAATAGCCATAGAGCTGGCGTTGCGGCAAGGCAAATTCATAGGCATCGCGATAGAGATCCTCAAAGAGGTCTTTCTTGCGCTGCGCAGTTTCCGCACGCTTGATAATCTCTTCGGTCTTTAAGCGATTGCCTTGATACTTCTTGCCGTTCTCGTAAATTTCAGACATCTTTATGATTCGTTCTTCATGTTGATGCCGGCAGAGGCCAGCATTGGGCGGCTAGTTGAGCGCTTGCGAGAACGCATACGCGCCAGACGGCGCTCGGCAGATTCACGCTGAATCACCTCAGATTCACCTTTGAGCTTGGCTGTTTGAGCACCCGCATCCTCTTGCGCCTTGGCAAGCTCGGTTTCCATGAGTTTTTGTTGTGCCTGATACTCCGCGACTTGCTTTTGGAAAGCAGCCTCTTCGTTTTGCAATGCCTTTAACGCAGCGGTTTCTTCTGGTGTCGGCCCGGTGTCCTTTGGAGGGTCAGGGATCAGGTTAAGGCCAATCGCGTTGTCTACCTTGTTTAAAACTTTGGTGACCGGCGATGTGACTTTACTAATAAATTTTCTTAAACCCATGTTCTCTCCTTACTTATTGCATCGTGGTTGAGCCAAGCGTGTTGGCAGCCGTATCACCACCAAGCGCACCTAGCCCAAGTTCGGGGTTTAAGCGCACATCAGAGATCAGCGAGCGGCGGCCAGAGCGGCGAGCTGCACGCAAGCGGCCGGCTTCCTTCTCGGCGTAATCACGGCGCTCTGCCTCAAGTGTTGAAGCTTGTTCTTTAGCGGCTTTCTCCAAACGCGCTTTCTCATCAGCATTTTTTGCAATGTCAGCTTCGAGGCGCTGCTTGGCCACAGCTGCCTGCTCACGTTGAACTTGCAAAGATGATTCAGCTTGCTTGGCTGCAGCTGATGCGGCATCACGCGCTTGGCGCTGTGCGTCGCTAGCAGCTTTACGTTGTTGGCTGGTTGAATAGGCCGTTGCGGCAAGAGTTGCAGCTGCAATGATCCAGGGCATAATGTTCTCCGAGATATCAGTTTCAATGGATTCTATTGGGCATTTGACTGCAATATGTGCAACAGATATCTCAGAGATATCTACTCAAAGACATTGAAGTCCATCGACACGGTGACCGGTGTGGTTGGTTGGCCACCAACGCCAAGCGGCGTCTTCGTCATGCGCCTGTGTTCGCCGCCACCAAGCAGCAGATAGCCAAAGGCGTCGCCGACGTGCGAGTGCTCGTTCTTGTTGGGCATATCCCGATATCGCTCCTGCCCGGCACCAATTGCGATCCTCTTAAAATGATAGCCACCGGCTAACGATTTCCGGAGGAGATTGCATTGCCGGTTCACAATGAGGCCAGGCTTTCCCACGATCAGTCTTTGCATAGGCATAGCAGCTGCTTCACGTCGCACTTTGAAATCATTGCTTGGAGCTGGTTGAGCTCTGAGCCCCAAGGTTCGAAGGTGATCAAACGCGGTCACCTCATAGATTGCATCCCTGGCCATACCGGCCGGGTCACCCCAGATCATGATCTGCGCTTTTGGAAAGCGAGCATTGAGATCTGCGAGCAGCTGCTGGCCAAAGCGCTCAAGGCCCATGTCGAAGGTTACGATCTCATGCAGGATTACCCAGCGGCCGTTACTTAGCCGCTGGCCAACCACCGCAGCTGGCGTTAAACCAAAGTCTAAGCCCACTTGCAGCGGCACCGATGGGTCGTATTCAACATCACCCGTCATCAGGTTGTCGTCGTATTCCTGCCAGACGGGCTTGCCTTCCTGCACATAGGTGTACTTACCCTCGGCATAGCAGCGAATCCAATCAAGGTTTTTCCCCAACAACATCTGTGGGTAGTAACCGGCCGGTAGGTTGCCCAGGTTCTCGGCCTTAGAGTTGATCTTCCACCACTTGCCGGCCGCAAATATGTGGTCATTTGCCTCTGGGTTTTCTGGAAGATCGACGGGATCGACCTCGATCACGCCACCAGGCTGCTTAAAAAACTCCCACCCGTATTGGCCATCGAGCTTTTCTTTCTCGGCCAGGCGGTGCCACCAATGGTCATCATCCATCGGGTTGGTATCCATCCAGATACCGTGCCAGGACGCGCCACCGTCGCGCTTTGTGGGATATCGGCCAACACGGTGTGTGAGACCATCGATGACTGCCTTGGGTAATTCGCGTGCTTCGTTTACCCAGGCGCCGGTGAGCTCGAGAGAGAGCAGCTTTCTGACGTCTTTTGGTTGGTCGAGCGCCAGAAATATGACTTCGCAGTCGATGCCGGCTGCATCTCCCCTGGATGGGAGCCGTATGTGGTGCGTAATTGGCGGCGTCCACAACATCGGGCCGAAGGTGTTCTCGGGAAACAGGTCGAGCCAGGTTTTTATCGTTGTGGTCTTCAGCATCGGATAGCTATTTCGGACGATTGCCCAGCGCGAATACCGGATGCCGTCGATTGGCGAGGGTTTCTGCTGCACGGCCTTGATCATGATCTTGGCTGCGCAGGCGTAGCTCTTGCCTGATCCCACCGGCCCCATGAGCCCTTGAACAAATTTGTTACTTTGGATGAACTTGTAGACCTCGGGGCTTGTTGAAAAGTTGAGATTAAGGCCTGTAATCGGCAATTCTTTAGAAGATTTTTCTTTAGTTCTAGCCATTATTTCGCTGCCATGTAGAGGCCAACATTGCCGATCGAATATCCCAAAAATGCGATACTTAGACCGATTTTTCCATCGAGCAGCAGCTGCACGCTCACCGCCATGTAGACCAAACCTATGCCACCTATCAACCAGCTGGCCATCAGCGCTCGCTCCGGATAGCTCGCCAGATAGTTACGACGATCAGCGCCACCATCCACAACAGAAAAACGCCTGGGCCTTCGGCGTGCGGATGAATCAATACGGGTGTTGGCATCATTCGTCAGCTCCTCCTTTGATGTTTTTCAAATTCCAATTCTCATGACTGAGCCATGAGATTTCTCGTTCAAGATCTGAAATGCGGCTTTTGGAAATTTGATTGGCCAAGTCCCATTGGCCGTTAACCATCTTGGCCGCCTCACGCCAGGTGAGCTCGGCAATAGCTTTTTCATCTTCTGACCAGGTTCGCGCATCCTGGCGTTGAGATATCCACTCTTCAAACGTCATCTTTCACCTCCGCGTCTTGAATGTCTGGTGCTTGTACGTTGATTCCGATCACCGATGGTTTGTCTCCATCGTCTGGGTTGTCCAAGAGTCCCGATGCTTTGGCCAGTAGGCGTAGCACACCGATCTTGTCGTAGAGCTCGATGTCGAGTGTCTGGGCGCCGTCCTTGCCTTTTGTGACCTTGATGTTCTTAATCGCCTGCAGGGCGTGGTCAGGGATAGCAGAGGCGGCTTTGACCTTCACGTTGCCGTCTTCGTCCCAGGTCAAGATATCGGTGATCTTGGTGTTGGCCATAGACAGCAGCGAAAAGGCGACCGCCTCTCGGTTTTCCACGATCGTGGCCGAGCGCTCAAGTCGGCGCTGGATCGAGCGCACACCGCCCCAATTTTTGAGCGATGGAATCTGCTGTGAAACGCGAGCCTTAGTCATCAGAACGGGACGTCGTCGTCTAGTTCTTGGAATCCGTTGGCCTTCGCCTGGTTGTGCGCACTCTGGGCAGGGAAGGGTGAGTGCGCAGCTGAGTAGTTATTCCCACCCATCGCCTGCACTTCCTGGCCAAGCGAGAGCGAGTAGAACTCACCACCGTTGGCTGTCTTCTTAACCCAGCCCGAGAGCCAGTATTCCTTGCCGTCCATGAGCTTGATCTTGCCGGTCATGTCAGGGCTTGTGTCTTTGGTTTTGGTCTTCGCCTTGCCAAGCGTGCCTTGACCTGGTTTGTGTTCGTATGCCATCTCGATGCCTTTCAGGGTGATAGTTTTGATTCTTTAAAAGCAGACAGATACTCATCGGCCTGCATGATCTTGACCTTCTGCGAGGCCAACGCCTGCGCTATCTGGCCGGTCGTAAAGCCACGCCTCAGCAGCTGCAAAACAAAGTCGTGCAAAATGTCTTCAACAGTCATAAAACTCCTCCAAGGAAAAGTAAGGAAAATTTCAGGGGAACACCCCCGCCTATGGACGTAGGGGGGGAGGGGAAAGGGTCGCCTCTGCCGGCAGCCGTCCAACGCCCAATCCCCACGCCAGGCACTTGGATCTGCCTGCCACCAGCCAGATGACACCACCCTCTGCCTACCCTGTCAATAATCCAGACGAACGATTGGAGATTGGACAGAATGGAATAGAGGCTCTCAGAGGGCTTTCTACTACCCGACCTAGGCAAGGGTAGCCACCCACCTACAGCAGCAGCTTGTAGGTACCTTAAAACGCTTTTAAACGGTATTGCCATCAGCGCGACACCCTCGCATTGAGGATCTTTTCTGCAATCAGCACCATCGGCAGCTGCTCCGACATCGCGGCATCGAGCTCGCTGGCAGTCACACCAACCTCGCACAAGATTTCCGCAGCTTTCAAATCAACTTCGGTTGTCGTAACAGAAACCATAAACCTTCTTTTAATTATTTCTTCATAAAGACTTATAACCTCTCCTAAACCTATGTTTTTTCGTGTTCCGTCAACTCCATTGGGTTGACTATGAAGTTGACTATGTAAGCCCTTGTCATTGTCAACCGTATTGGGTTGACTATGTGATGGCTTTTTAGCCTTCAGTTTGCGTGTTGTTCCCATGACATCTCCTATCGATTGCAATCCGTGAGTGGTGTGATTCTTTGGTGCCATACCCGACAGCATCTCTCTCAATCTCTGTCGGTTAGCGGCCATCTGTTCGTCTGTGAATTCTGGTTCAGGCTCGGTCATCTTCCTGGTCTCCTGCTTGGCCATATGAGGCGCTCTGGTGTCTTCCTGGCCGCTGGTGATAGCAATGGCATCCTCGGTCTTGATTGCTGGATCGAAGATCACCCGCATGGTGTTGGCACGCTCGCCTCTGAATCCTTTGCTCACTACCTCGAGATAGCCGAGCTCGACTAAGCGCTTAACCTGCTTATTGATCGACTGCTTGGAGACACCCAGATCCTTGCCAATCCGATCCTGGCCAACCCAGGTCAATCCAGCCCGGTTGCAATAGCT